GTGAACTGGTTGAACTCTCAGACGCAGAGAAACAAGTCATTGTCGATCAGTGGAACACGCCAGAAGTTGACAACCGAACCTACGATGAAAAGCGTAGATCAGAATACCCATCCCTTAACGAACTCGTAGTAGCCCTATGGGAAGGTGTGGTCGAGGAACGTATGGCATCAGTGACTGCGCTTGAGATTTTGCGTCAGGCTGTCAAGACGAGGTATCCGAAGTGAAAGCACTAGCCCTCACCCTAGCCCTGATCGCCGCGCCAGTGATGGCGGCAGACCCAAGCGAGCCACCAGAAGGGATGTACCAACAGCCCGTGCGACTGCTCTTAAATTGCTTTGATTCGTTTGCAAGAGTCGTTGAGGTGCTTGCTGAACACTGGCAAGAAGTTCCGGTGATGATGAGTCATATGTCGAAAACGACAACTATCGTTTTGTTCACCAACAAAAAACGCACTACTTCCACCGTCGTGGTTTCCAAAGCATACAAAGACACCGAAGAGGCTTGCGTACTGTGGTCGGGCGAATCACGCGACAGTCCCGGTATGTCCTTCAGTCTAAATCCGAACCCCATATTTCCGGTGGAAACATGATGGAAACGGCGCAAATCCTGTCGATGGTCTACGGCCTGATGAAAGAACTTCACGTTAGATATATCTAATGTCCACATGGGCGGCTAATACATATAATTGGGATACTATTCCATACGCATGGAATGATCAGTTATTCTATCCTGCCGCCTCTTCTCTATCATTATCTGGTCAAGTACCTGTATCTAAACACGGGCATATAGCATATCCAAGCCATGTAACCCTAACAATGGGTGGGTTTGTTCCCACGATGGATGTGTCTTACGCCCCATCTATAGGTGCAGGAACTCTATCCATCTCAGGCAGTTCTCCTATATTTGCTAAAGGAGTATTCAGGATAGTACCAGAAGGAACTCTATCATTTAGTATAAGGCAATGGGACGAAATGTCTGATACTTGGGCGGCAGTAACTGGAACATGGGCATCCTATGGCATGGCCCCATTAGTTGGACAGACTCATACATATGATCCAGAGACTGGAATATTTACTATTACTGGTCAAGACGTTGGAATGATACGCAAAGACCCCACATGGAAACCTACAGTATGGATGATATAAAGAAAGAAAAGAGTTTTAGTTGGTCTGAAATGTGCTATAAAATAGATCCTTCCCTTAGTAATCCTACTCCAACTTATATATTTGATAATGGAAATAAAGTATTTTATTCTCCTGCTAAAAAAACAAAGGTGAGAAAATAATGTCTTTTGAAGTAGAGAGGTCAAATACATTTAAAGTTAATGACCATTCATTAGCTAAAAACATTGCAGAGAAATTAGAAGATAAGTATCCTGGATGGCTTTGGGCGGTGCATGTTATGGATGGAATAGTTGGTGTCAAATCTATGAGGCTTTCTGGAAATTGGGGGTTTGTTCTTCATGCAGATAAAATAGATAATGATTATAAAATGGTTGTTATGGCTGGAGGAGAAATCCTAGAAAGGTTCAGGCAGAATAGAGGAAAGTTTAATGACACACTTTACAACGATTTAAACATGGATACCAAAGGAAGGCTTGACGGAGATTTCTCCAAATGAGCTTAATTAATCCTCAGCCACCTACAGAAGGGTCAGAAAATTTAGGTATTAGTAATGATGATTCTCCTGTTGTTGAGGATTTTTGGTTACGTATCGCGCGAGAAGCATACGACAGTTCTAGTGATTGGGTAGATTCTAATCTTAGAGAGCAGTGGGATAAAAGTTTATCTTTATTTAATAGTCAGCATCCTCCAGGATCAAAGTATAATACGTCAGCTTATGATAAGCGATCTAGATTTTTTAGACCAAAAACTAGAACCGCAGTAAGAAATCTTCAGTCAGCTATGGCGGTAGCATTCTTTACAAATGAAGAGGTTCTTAGCGTTCAGCCAAGAAATCCAAATGATCCTGAACAGGTAGCCGCTGCCGCTGTATCTCAATCTATCATGCAGTATCGGCTTACTAATACTATACCATGGTTTCAAACAATGTCTGCCGCTCTTCAAGATGCAGCTGTTCAAGGGGTTTGTGTAAGCCATCAGTATTGGGAATTTGAAGAACAAGAAGAATCTTACATAAATGTAGACGCTCAGAATAAACCTGTTATAGATGAAGAAGGTAACCCAGTTATCTCCAAACAAAAAACATCTATAAAAGATAAACCAATTATAGAACTTATATCTCCAGAGAATATAAGAATAGATCCCGCTTCTGATTGGTCGGATCCAATTGAGAGTAGCCCATATATCATACATCTTATACCAATGTATATACAAGATGTACGGCAAAAAATGGAAGATGGTGAATGGATTGATATATCTATTGGAGAGTTATTATCTTCAGATACTGATGATACGGATAATAGTACTAGGCTTGTTCGTGACGAACCTAGAGAAGATCGCTTAGATAATGATGCCGGTTTTGGAGATATTGATTCATATAAAATTGTATGGATTCATAAAAATATTGTAAAAAAAGAAGGCATTGATTGGTGTTACTATACTGCTGGAACTGAATCTATGCTTACAGAGCCTAAGCCCTTGCAGGAAATGTATCCCTGGTTAAGAAGTGGGGAGCGCCCTTATGTAATGGGATATACTAATGTCGAGTCTCATAAGATCTATCCTTCAGGAACTGTAGAACTAACTCAAGAGCTTCAAGCGGCTGCTAATGATATATGGAACCAAAGGTTTGATAACGTTAAGCTTGCTATGAACAAACGTTACCATATTCGTAGAGATAGAAACATTGATCTAGACGCTCTATTCCGATCTGTACCTGGAGGTGCGGTGGAGATGGATGATCCTGATCAAGACGTTAGAGTCATTGATACAAAAGATGTTACTGGTTCTGCATATGCTGAGCAAGACAGAATCAATATGGACTTTGACGAGCTCCAAGGAAACTTTTCAACATCCACTGTACAGGGAGCTAGATCATTAAATGAAACCGTTGGCGGTATGTCTCTTATGGCAAGCAACAGTGGAACAGTTACAGAATATGTTCTAAGAACGTTTTCAGAAACTTGGGTAGAAAGAACATTAAAGCAGATGTTACGTCTTGAGCAATACTATGAGACAGATGCTGTTATTCTTGAATTAGCTGGAGATGCTGCCGCACAAATTAATGAACAATACCAAGGAGTAGTTGACGATCTTTTAAAGTATGAGGTTTTATTAAAGGTTAATGTTGGTATTAGCGCAACCGATCCATTAAGAAAAATTCAGAATTTAGTATCTGGTATACAGATGTTAGGAGAGCTTCCAGGTTTTGCAGAGAGCTTAAATGTTCCGGAAGTAGTTAAAGAAGTGTTTGGTAACCTTGGCTATAAGGACGGGGAAAGATTTGTTAGTATGGAAGAAAATCCTCAAGTAGCTCAGCTTACTGCACAGATACAAGAGATGCAAGCATACATTGAAGGAGAGCAAGGTAAGCTTCAGAATCGTGTTCAGATAGAGCAGATGAAGCAGCAAGGCAATCTTGAAGCAGCTAATCTTAAGTATGGCGCAGAGATTCGTAAGAAAGAAATGGAAGGACAGCTTAAGTATTTAGACCTACAACTAAAGCAGGAAGATGTCGCAACAAGGAGAGCGGAGCTTATGCTTCAAAGAGAAGCTTTAATAAACCAGATAGCTGATACAGAAATAGCTAGACAAGAAGAGATGGTAGAGGAAGGAGATGTTGGTGTAATGGCAAGAAACGACTATGGTAAAATTCCTTACGCAGTAGGATAATATGGACTATTATGACCCCCGTGAAATTGGGATTGATGACCTAGTTAAAAGAATAAGAATAGGTCACGCAACAAAAGATTTTTTAAACACGTCCGTTGGCCGTGCAATATTAAATAAAGCATTAAACGATTATAAAAAAGGTTTAAGTTTATTAGAAGATATTGGTGTCAATGGGTTTAACGGCTCTTCAGAAGAAGAGTTAACAGAGTACCGGAAGATTATTTCTGATCTCTCAACGCCTTTGAAAGCACTAAAATGGTTTGACAGTGTTCTTCAAGAAGGAGAAAACGCTGATAAGATTGAAAAATATAAATCTTCTGGTCAATTAGAACCATAGGAGATTGTTATGGAAAACGCTACCCAGCAGGATGCGTTGGAATCAGAAGAGGTTGTAGAGCAACCTGTAGAAGATGAAAGCGTAGAAGAATCTAATACTCGCCCTCTTTCAGATAGAGACAAAGCATTAGAAGAGATCTATAATAGGCGAAGAGAAGAAGAGTACACAGAAGAAGAAGAGGTTTCTCAAACCCCTGATGCACCAGTTTGGCATGATGGTGAAAAATGGTTAACTAAAGTAAAAGTAAACGGAGAAGATATAGATGTTCCGTTTGATTCTTTAAAGTCCTCTCATCAGAAAGATAGAGCTTCTCAAGAAAAATTTCAATCCGCTGCTATTAAAGAGCGAGAACTTATGTATCGTGAGCAGCAGATACAAGAACAACTTAAACAATTAAATTCTCAGCCATCTAATCAGGACGTTGAGCAAGAGGAAGAAGTTAGTGATGTTGGAGACATTGTCGAAAAATATCATGAAGCATTATTCCAAGACGATGCAGCGGAGGCTGCTAAACTACTCAAAACCTTGGCAAATAGTGGGCGCAGTAATGCCACCCAAAATGTAGAAGAGGTTGTAAATCAGGCTATTTTATCTCACGAAGCGAGAAAAAAAGCAGAGCGAGAGCACATTGAGAGAGCCGCGTATCAGGCAGAATTAGAAGATGCTGTTAGATCTTTTCAAGATAATTTTCCAGATATCGCAGAATCTGAAGAGCTCAAAGCAATAGCAGATAGGAAGACGATTACCCTGACTCAGGAAAATCCTGATTGGACACCGTCCCAGATTATCAATGCAGCTGCTGAATATACTCGTGAGTGGTCTGGAGTTAGACCTGAATTAAATGGTAGGTTAGAGCGCAAGAAAAAAATTGTGCGACAACCTAAATCTGTTATGGCTTCAGCTTCAACTGGTAAGGACAATACACCATTGTCTCCTTCACAGATTGTAGCAGAAATGCGACAAGCTAGAGGTCAAACTATATAACTCTTTTGGAGGTTAATTATGGCTGGACAAGTATGGTCAGTTAACACTTCTGGTGGTTATATGTATGCCGATAATCTGAGCCGACTGCTACGCATGTCAGTTCAGCCTATGGTCAAGTTCCGTCAGTTCTGCGATGTAAAAGACGCAGCGCATCAGGGCTTGCACCGTGGTGATACATACCATTGGAACGTGTACAGTGACGTTGCCACTCAAGGCACGACACTGACTGAAACTAGTACTATCCCAGAAACCTCGTTCACTATTTCTCAGGGAACAATGACCATTACGGAAGCTGGCAACAGTGTACCGTTTACTGGTAAGTTGGATGATCTCTCCGAGCAACCTGTGGCCGAAGTTATCAGGAAAGTACTTAAAAATGACGCTAAGAAAGGTTTTGATAATCTTGCTTCTAATCAGTTCAACGATTGTAAATTACGCGTTGTTCCGACTAGTGGCACGAGTACTACCGCTCTTACGTTGACTACTAACGGTGTCGCTGGTGTCACCAACAATGTCGCTCTTGGTAAGGAGCACGTTAAGTTGATAACTGATACTATGAAAGAGCGTAACATCCCAGCATATGCTGACGATGATTACTACGCGCTTGCATGGCCGTCAACCTGGCGTACTCTTAAGAACGATCTGGAAAGCATTAAGCAGTATATTGATGCGGGATTCCAGATGATCATGAACGGCGAGATTGGTCGTTATGATGGCGTTCGGTTTGTAGAGCAGACTCATGTGAAAAAGGGTAGTTTAGGTACGGCAGGTACCGTAAATGTAACGTCTACATGGTCAAATGCAAAGTCCGATTGGGCTTTCTTTTTCGGTGAAGATACTTGCGCTGAAGCTATTGCCATTCCTGAAGAAATTCGCGGGAAAATTCCTGGCGATTTCGGACGGGACCGTGGCGTGGCCTGGTATTATTTGGGAGGTTTCGGCCTCGTTCACACACAAGCAGCCCAGTCACGTATCGTGATGTGGGACAGCGCGGCTTAAGGAGATATTATTATGAGTTATAGTAATCCACGAGAATATCTTTATGAAGACGCTCTAGTCACCGATTTTGCTGCTGGCACTGGTGTCGCTTGGAGTTTTAAAGGTCCAAGTGGTAAGCAGGGTAGTTTGAAAAACATTGGTGTTTATGTTACTGAAACTTTTGCAGATGATACCATCACTGGGAAGGTTTTAGTTGGCACGACTGCTGATCCGAACTATTACGGTCAGCTTGAAATCGCCGATACTACTGCGGCTACTGATACATTTAATAACCAAGACGACACCAACTGCGTCATTATCGAGGCTCTTCCGGCTGATACACAGATTGAAGTTACTTATGTTCAAGCAACTGATTCTGGCACAGCGGCTGGTAAAGGCAACGCATATGTCGAAGTTGAGTGGTACTGATAGGAGGTTTTATGAAAGATGGTGCAAGCGGTAAAATGCCTGATAATGGTTTGACTGAGAAATCGTCATTTGCTGGTGAATCCAATGCCTCTCTTGGCATGGACAGCAAAGGCAAAGATCAGAAGCCTATCGGTATTGTTAAAAAAAGTGTTTCGTGCTCCCATGGGAAGTTCGAGATGGCGTAATTGAAAAGGGGGAGGGCAACCTCCCCCGATTCATTTTAGGAGAATCAAGTGAAAATTAATTCTATTACAGCTTTTATTGGTGGTAAAGTAGAAACGCCAGTTGAAGGCTATGGGTTTACTGAGCCTAAACAAAAAGGCTATACAAGCGGTGACCAATTGTTTGATGCTAGAGCAATGGAGTATAGGGATGAGCAGCCAAACTCTAACAATGAAGCTAGAGTTAATGGTAAAATGGTTCGCTCAGGTATGTCTGTATCTGGATGGGGATTCTAACTACTAAGTGAAAATAATAAAAGTTCCTGAAAAGGAAATAGAGGATTTTACTCCAGAAGATTTTGGTGGAGTAAGAAAAGAAAAAACAGTTTGTGTAATTAGATACGGAGCTTTCGGAGATATACTGCAAACAAGTTCAGTATTACCTTTATTGAAAGAGCAAGGGTATAGGATATGCGTTAATACACAAGACATTGGTTGTGATATATTAAAATCAAATCCTTATGTTGATGAACTACTTGTTCAAAGAAAGAATCAAATTTATGCGGACAGGCTAAGTGATTATTGGTCTCACTTTGACAAGGTATTTGACAAGGTAATTCAGTTTTCTGAATCTATAGAAGGAAGCCTTCTTCTTGTTGGAGATAGAACAGAGGGCCTAAAAGATGGGCCAACTCTAATAAAAGGTGATGAGAGATTTAACTGGGATAAGGAAAGGATTCATGCAGAGTGTAATGTAAATTACATGGAAAAGATGCATGATATTGCAGGGGTCGAACATAAGTTTGAACCATTATTTTATCCAACCAAGAAAGAAAAAGTATGGGCTCAGGAATGGAAAAGGAATAGAGTTAGAACAAAATATTTAGTGATGAACGCTTTGTCTGGATCTTCCGTTCATAAGGTATGGCCGTGGAATGATTCTTTAATTGATAAGATTATAGGAACAAGAAAGGATGTTACTATAGTTACTGTTGGAGATGAGGCATGCAAAATTCTAGAGCAAGGTTGGGAAAAAGAAAGAAGGGTTATAACTAAATCAGGATCTTGGTCTATAAGAGAAACATTAGCAGTTGCTAAGTTATGCAATGCTATAGTTGGTCCAGAAACTGGAGTGTTAAATTCTGTATCTTCAATAGCAAGTATACATAAATCTTTATTCCTTTCTCATTCGTCAAAAGAAAATTTAAGCAAGCATTGGAAAAATACCACCTCATTTGAACCTTTCGATGCGGAGTGTTATCCATGTCATAAGCTTCATCATGGGTTTGATACTTGTACAAGAGATGAGGAAACGGGTGGCGCTTTATGCGCTTCAAAAATATCACCAGGTAAAGTTTACATGGATATAGCGAAGAATTTAAAATGAGCACTTATCTAGTTTTATGCCAAGACATGGCCAGAGATATAGGAATTCCTGGAACAGGACCCTCAAGCGTTACCTCTACTTCTTTGTCAGAAGAGGAGAATGCTGTTGTTCGTTATATAAAGAATGCTGATCTTGATGTTCAGAGAAGGTGGTTTAACTGGGATTTTCTATGGGGTGAAACTACTATTACTCCGTCTGTTGGAACCTCAACTCTTACATCTCCATCAGACCTAGGCAACTGGAATCTTAACTCTGTTGTTTGGTCTAAAACTACAAGCTCTTACCAAGAGTTAGAATATATAGATTGGGATCAATATAAACTTGAGTATAAATTAGGGTCTATAGACTCAGGAACTCCTGAACTTTTTTCTGTAAAGCCTGATAATGTGCTAGATGTTTATCCAACTCCAGATGCCACCACCACTATATCAGCTGACTATTGGAAGACTCCAACAGAGCTTGCAGCTGATGCAGATATATCAGCTATACCTCCCAGATTTCACAGTATTATTATTTCAAGAGCTAAAATTTATTATGGAGAGAATGAAGATGCTCCAGAAATATTAAGTGGTGCCTTAGCTACATTTGAAGATCTACTTGACAAGCTTGAGTCTGATCAACTGCCTGGGCAAAAGAATAGAAGGTTCTCTAGAGTTCAAGATCTATTTAATTATACAGTTACTCCAGAATGACAAAGCTACGTAATAGAGGGTTAGCTCCTTCAGGATTAAAATCTAATTACTTTCCGCTAACTGGCGGATTGAATATGGTAGATCCTGCCCTGTCTATTACGCCCGGTGAGTGTGTATCTGCTAATAACTTTGAAGTTGATATAAGGGGGAGATATCAAAGGATTGATGGATACGAAAGAGCTGATGGACAAACTCTTCCATCAGAGATTACGTATTATAGAATTCCATTTACATTGGGAACATCTAGAGACTCTGTTTTTGATAGCGCTTTTAGTTCTGCTTTTGATATGCAGATTCCTTCAACGGGTGACTTAGTTAAGGGAGAAACTAGCGGAGCTTTAGGGTCTATACTGCAAGTAAGCATAGAAGATGTTACAGGAGACGCATCAGCTGGATCATTTGCGGGCTCTGATGCTGAAGGATATATTTATTTTATTGTTGTAAGCGGAACTCTTCAAGATGGAGAGACTTTGTTATTTTTAAATAAGGACAGCGCTTTCGGCGTTGCATTCAATGTGGAGTTTAGTTAATGGGAACACCAACAGCTTTAAGACAAACTAGGGCATACCTAACTGGAACTAGTTTTGCCAATAATACAACCGGTGCTATTACAGCGCAGATGGTTAGGCAATTTACAGAATCCGGTATGGGAGGATATGCTTGTATAAATAATGCCGCAGGGGATGGAACCCCGGTAGCACAAGCAGTGGCTAATGCAACTACAGTAACTGTAGATTGGTCTTTAGGATCGTCTGGATCGGATGTAGCACAGGATACTGGAACCGTGTCAGCAACAACTGTTGGAGCGGATGCTGATTTTGCAAATGATCAGATTAGAATATATGATAAAGGATTCTATGCAGTTAATTGCAATATATCACTTAAGCAGGCAGCAACAGCTAATATAATTTGGACTGCAATGATATCCACTGACAATACTGGAGGCTCAACTGTAGATACTCCAGCACTTAAATCCTCTCAGTATATAACAAATGCTAATGACTCTGGCAATTTCAACATGTGTGGTATAATTGATACTACTGGTCATACAACTTACACAGATGTATATGCTAGAATAAAACATGACAATGGTAGCAGCCAAAATATGTTACTATGGTTTGGGCAGTTAATGGTATACAGGATTGGTTAATGGGGCTTTATGCTACCTCTCTATCATATGGACCTCCAGTACTAAGGGACGCTGACGCAGATGCTTCTCTTGTTACTGAACTTCAAACAGCTATAGAGGACCAAAGAAGTAATATAAATATAGTGCCCGGAGAGGGCAGTGTTTTAGGTGTATGGGTGTTTAGTGGTAATATTTATGCCTTTAGAAATAAAACCGGCAACGCTACAGCCGCCATGTATAAATCTACAACTACAGGTTGGGATGAAGTAGACTTAGGAACTGCTTTAAATTTTGATGGTACAACTACAAATGGAGAATTTATAGTTGGTTCTGTTATAACAGGTGCTGGCGGTGCAACGGGAACAATTGCTGGAGTTTCTTACTATGGGCTTTGGGAGACAGGCGCTAAAGGAACGGTTGTTCTTACTGGAATAACAGGCACCTTTGTAGATGATGAGGCCCTATCATCTCCAACTTTAGCGTTTGATGCGGGAACATCAGAGATAAAAAAGGATGATGTAATAACAGGTGCAACTTCTGGTAAAACTGCAACAGTAAAAAAAGTTACTATATCTTCTGGAGCTTGGAGCTCTAGTGATGCTGTTGGTTATTTTTCTATAACAGGAAATACTGGAACTTGGACAGATGGAGAAAAGATACAGGTCTCTAGCGTAGATAAGGCTGATGTAAATGGCGCGTCTCAACCTTCTTCAAGAACTCTAGCCAAAGCTGACGGAACACAGTATGCTCAAACAATAGGTCCTGGCGGTAAATATGAATTTATAACCTATAATTTTAGAGGTGACACTTCTGGTATAACCATGTATGGTGTAAACACCGTTGATTATGGTTTCTCTTGGGATGGAACAACCTTTATAAAGATTAGGACAGGAACAGAAACAGATACTCCAGAGCATCTTATAGCCCATACCAAACATTTATTTTATTCATATCCTGGAGGGTCTATACAACACTCTAGTATAGGAGCTCCCAGCCAGTGGAGCGCAATAACTGGAGCAGCAGAGCTTTCAGTTGGTGATGTAGTATCAGGATTCTCCACAGAAGTAAACGATGTTATGTCTATCTTTACAAAAAATGAAACGTTCATGTTGTATGGAACGTCATCTGCTGACTGGAATTTAAAGAGGTTCCATCAAGGTACAGGAGCCGTACCATATACATTACAAAAGATGGATCAAACTTTCTTCTTGGATGATAGAGGAATTACATCTATCTTTACTGTTCAGGCATTTGGAGACTTCCAGTCTTCTGTAGCATCAGATTCTATTGATCCTTATATACAGAAGAAGAAAGATAATGCTATTCTTTCTGTAAGGGTGAGAGGTAAAAATCAGTATAGGTTATACTTTGATGACAAAACAGGTGTAGAAATGACCTATATAAACAGGCAGAATCAAGGGATAATGCCGTTTACTATGAAAGATCAAATATCTGCTGTATGCTCTGCTGAAGATTCTAATGGATTCGAGGTTGTATACGGTGGATTCTCTGATGGGTATGTAAGAAAGATTGATTCAGGAACCAGCTTTGATGGACAATCTATTCCATCCTTTATTAGAACAGCGTACCATAACTATGGTTCACCACAAACTAAAAAAAGATTCCGCGATCTTAATCTAGAAGTTAATGCAGATACTTCAACAACCCTAACAGTGCAGCCAAGCTTTGATTTTGGTGGAACCTTTACACCTAGAAGCTCTCCATCAGCATCTTCTTATACTGTAAATGTTACTGCCGACCAGTGGAATGAAGATGATATATCCAATGATTCCACGGGAGTAACAGTGGTTGCATCTGAAAGAATTAAAATAAACGGCATAGGAACTAACATGGGTCTCATTATCAAGAACGAATCAATCTATGATAAACCAATTACGCTTCAAGGTGTGGTTGTAAACTATTCTCTTAGAGGAATTAGGCGATGAATATTCCAAAGACAAGGGGCAAGACAAGTCTTGCATATATAACCAATGAAGAGCGTAAGCTTCTAAGACGTAGAGATGCCGTAAAGGGTTCACCTAATGCTAAGTCCTCGCCTCAAGGAATTCCTAGTTTAAGGGGTGGTGGTGGTGACTATCTAGCGGACATGGAGAGAGCTAG